CTTCGGTATAAGAACCCGAAGAGTTGGTTGTTTCCGCGACCACATCTACGATACGGATTGGGAAGGTTGAAGTCGTAGCATCCGGTGCAATGATACCAACAGCGCTGTCGCCTGTAGTGGTGCTTCCGGCGTTCTGAACTAGAACAGCGTTAGAACCAATAACAGCAATAGTTTTGCCGGTAATTGTGGTTGTGCCACTAACGATAGCCACTTTAAACAGCGTGTCAGGATCGTCAGAAACATAACCTGTAGCATCAGCAGCCACGGTGCTTGCGGGCCAGTATTGAGCAAAGATTTTTTGATTGGTGTTTGGACTTGTGTAAGAACAGCCCAAGAATACGCCAACCGGTGTTGCAGCATCAGTGCCAACGTCTTTACGGATCGTACCACCAGCTACTAGTTTAACGACATCGCCATAAAAAATGGAGGTGCCTTCGCCACTAGCAATAAACATCTGGCGGGTTGAACCTGCAAAGACTTGACCACCAATCAGGTTTATGGGACGAAGCCCATAAGGTGCGCTGACAGTAGGGTAAGCCATTATTAATACTCCTAAAATTAAGTTATTTAGAACCAGAACCAAATGTCGTTGAAGATTTTCGCTCATTAAATAGCGGCATCCTCGGATCATTGGCTTTCATAAAACTATTGTCTACTGCTTCGATTTGCGAACGCGACACATTTGAATAGTGCGAATTTCGCTGCTGAACCATTTCGGTCGGCATTTTACAAAGCATTAAACCACCGTTCTCAATGTTGTCTTTAAAACGACTATTGGGATCGGAGTAAAGCATCATCTCGGGCTTGTCTTCAGCCTTTACAGGCTCCCAACCTTCCCGAAGTTTAGAAGAAGTATTTGTTGGATCAAATTGACCCATAATACTAGTCCTGATCCACCTAAAACTATAACCATCTTCCGGTGCGGGGTCAGGTAAAGTAGTAGGCACAGTCCACGTTGCTTTGCGTTGCGTAGTTTCTCTTGATTTCAACTCGCGGTCACGATTTTCAGCCATTGTAGTTCTCCAATTTAATTACTTCTTTAGCGTAAATTTCAGGGGACACACCAAGTCTTTTGGCTAATGCCATCTGGGTTTGCGTTAACTGCACTTTTCTAGGCGCGGTGCTTCGCGTAGCTGGAGCTACCACACTAGCTGCTTTGCGAGATTGGGATTGTGTCCGCTCTCTCGTTTGAGGCGCTTCATCCGCGAAGTTTTCGGGGAATCGCTTTCTCATTGTTTCATCGACTCGCTGGTAATAATCATCACTACGAGGATCAACACCAGATCGGACTAGTTTTTCATGCAGACCAAGAGCAAGGCTAGTCATCTCCTCGTCCGTCCCAAACCAAGTATTGCTTTCCCGCCACTTCTCAGCTTTTGGATCAGCAACTTGTTGGGGCGCTTGGGCCTGTAACCGCTGTTCTACACTAGTTTCCTGTTCTTGTAAAGCGGGCTTGTATCTTTGGTAATCTTTTAACTTAAGCTTGGCTTCAGTGTAATTCTCCTGAGCTTCAGCAAAAGCGTCCGAATCGCCTGATTCAAATGCCTTCTTTACTTGCTCTTTCATTGCCTCTAATTCGTTTGCCGCAGACTTAGTTATTTCGTTTACAAATAACTGTTCACCATGACCAAGCCTTTGTTTTAATTGGTTATTTTCATTAACCAATGATTGCGCTACCCGTAACGCTTCTTCGCGTTCTCTAGATGCGCGCTCCTTTTCACGGCGCTCGTCATGCCAGACTTTCTTCATCTGACCAAGGCGCTTTTTGACCTTATCTGAATACTGCTCTAGGTCATCGTCCTCAAGTTCCTTAACCATCTCTTGGGGAAGAGGTTCGCGCCCACGATCAGCTACTGGCGTGTCGTCTACAATTTCTACTTCAATATCTACAGGGTCTATAGATACCGGTTCTTTTTCATCAATTTCATCTGGAAACTTAAACTCAGACATAAATTACTCCTATTTGCGCTTAATTCCGCGAGGATCTTCTACAGTTCCTTCGACAGAATCATCGTTAATAATGCGAAACTCTTTGCCATGAATAGACAATCGAGTCCCACTATGAGGTCTAACCAACACAAAATCACCTTCTTTACACCATGCTCCAGTAGGAAACTTAGTTGAATCTTTGTAAGCATCTGGGCCAAGTTTCACAACAAACAATACTGTGGTTAAAATTTCTTCATGCCCTTTAGTAACGTCTGCTTTGAGAAGTCCGCTATCGTATTTATCTTCAATAACTGGAACGGCGCATAAAAGGCGATAGCCTACTGGTTCCGGCAATTGCTTTGCTTTATTCGCACTCTCTTCGCTTTCTGTTGAGGGTGGCAGTATTTCTACTTGTTCATCAATCATCTTCATTATTCTCCAAACGGTTTGCAAGGTCTGAAATAATTTGCTTTGCGTAGTCCAGACCCTGAATAACTCCGCAAAGTTTTTGGTACTCATTAAAATCTTTTAGCGATCCATTGGCCAAAAAATCTTTTAGTTCGGTGCGCCGTTCGTTGAGTTTGGAATCAACGTATTCCAGCGTTTGATTTTGTGTTGTCATTCAACTTCCTTTTGGTTGTTTTGCGATTCAGCTCTATGTTTTGCAATATCAATCCCGATACGCATTCCTTCAGTTTCCTGCTGCGCATCTAATTGAGTCTGTTGTTTCTTAATATCTATGCCCATCTTTGTGCCTTCAATTTCTTTTCTGGCACTGATTTCAGCTTCCCGAAGTTTAAGTTCGTCAGCTTTGCTTGCGGCTTCAATCATGTCTTTCTGTTTCTTGCGCTCAAGTTCACCCTGATCTAATTGGAATTGCTGGGTCATTTGCTGTGCTTTAAGCTGAAGTTCCTGCTGTTGAATCTGAAGCGATTGCATAGCTTGTTGAGCTTTACCTTGAACTTCTTGCGCTTTGATCTGTAATTCTTGTTGCTGCATTTGAATTAGCGGATCTTGCGCTTGCTGTTGAGCTTGCTGATTTTGAGTTTCAGCCTGATCTTTAGCGAGTAACTTTGCTGCTGCCTGAGCTGCTAACTGAGATAACTGAACTTCAACATCATCAGGCAATGTATGCTCGCCATCTTTTTCTGGCATTGGCGGCAATGTTGCGCCAAGCTGCTCTTCAATTTCCCTACGATATTGGAATGCTACGTGTTCCATAACGTGAGCTGATGCTGCGGCCATGATTGCTTGAGCTTGTGGATTTTGACCAACCATTGCCATGATTTTTGGATCCTTCATGGCAGCCATGTGAACACCTAAATGCGCCTTATGGTCTTGATGTATAAAGGCTTTTACGGGTTTTCCCATTAGCATGTTCATGTTTTCAGATACTGGATCAACCGGCTTCATATCTTCATTTACAGGAATAATCTTAGACGCATTCTTAACGCCTAACGTCTCGATCATTTGCCGATGGAGGAATGGGAGGTCGTATATCTGGGGTGCTGTTTGGGATAGCTGTAAGACCGCTTGGTATTGGACAACTCGCTGAGACATTGTTGAGGCGTTTGGATCTGAAACTGGGACAACAGCCACCATGTCGTAGTCAGCTTTCTTAGCTTTGCGGCTCCCAACTTCCGGTTCATAGTCGTAGTCCTCTGGTGTGTTGTCACGAATGATTGTGGCCAATAACTTGAACTCTTGCTTCATGGTGTAGTGAATACGCGCTTGAACGGCGCTCATCACTTTTAACATGCGCTCTAATATAGCTAGGGTAGTTCCAACTGGGGACTGACCGGACATATCAGATACCTTAAGATCTGCCGTGGCAGCAAATCTTTGGCCATCCATTACCACTTTATCCATTAATCCCATAAGAACTTGGGATGGTTCTTTGTATGGAAGAGGCAAGATGTTGTCCCGAATAGCGCCGCTTGGGATGTCTACGTCTCTCCACTCGCCCGGAGCAATTGGCGTATCGTCACCTTTAATACGTAGACCTCTAGACTTTAAGCCGCCTGGAAGATTGGATAAAGTTCCCGCATCAATCAACTGACGGAGTAACGATGTTGCTGCCCGCGCATGACCACCGACTAAATGGATCAAGCCAAAGTAGTAGAACCCAAAGCCTGGGATGTAGCCGTAATGAACAAAGTGTTGCCTACGCTGTTTTAACTTGTCGTCTTGCAACCAGTTTCTACGGACTGACAATATGTTAGAAGTGCCTTTTTCAATTGTGACTACGTATGGAAGTTCAATGCCAGTAGGTTCGCCGTCTTCATCTAAGTCCTCGTATCCTTCAAGGTTTAGATTAACGTGCATCTCTAAGATCTGGAAACGGTTATCCATTGAGGCAGAGAAACCCTGCTCTTGGGCTTTCTGTTTCTCAATCTCATCTAACGTGTTTACCGGTTCCCCAAGATCAATATCTCTATAAAAACCAGCAACTTGCAGTTTGCGTAGCTCGTTCTTAGTTTTGCGCATGCGGTGAGTTACACGCTCTGCTGATTCAAGATTCATTGCGCCATAAGGAACAACAATATCTTCTGCCGGAACAAATGGGGCAGTCTGTCGTTCTATAGATGGATCAAAGTAAATCTTTTTAAATGCATTGCCAGACAAACATAAAGCAAGCAACATCCGCTCATGTTCAGGTCTGTATTCCCGCATTCTTTCCGTTAGTTCGTAGTTCATATCAGCCGCTACACGAACCGAGGCGTCTACTTTCTCTTGGGTTTCCTTACCTATAATAGTAGTCTTTACCGGCCCCAAAGCAGGGAACGTCTCCATAATAGTCTCAGACTGAAACTTAACCGCACTTTCCATGAGTAACGGATGGAATACACCACAAGCCCCAGACCACGGCTCACTCCGCTCCTCATACTTTAATCCTAGTAATTTCAAGCCCTTAACGTAGGTATCTAACCATTCTTTACGGGAAGATATGTCGCTTTCATAGTCTCCAAGAAGATCCCCTGCCAAAGATTGAAGGTGGCTGTCGCTCATTTCCTCGGCTAGGTTGGCGTTAAAGTCATCTTCTTCTTGATCTGGATCTATTTCAATTTCTATGCCGCCGGTTCTGATCTTTACAGATTCTGGATCTTCAATTTCAATTTCTAGCTCTGGCTCCTGAGTAAGTGACTCCAAACCCATAGGCGCTTCATACAGTGATTTTTCTATAGCCATGATAATTCCTTAGTAATAAACTTTCTTTCGTCTGAATGTAGGGACGTCTTCTGCTTCGTCCATATCGGTTCTAATATAACCGCCACGCCTAAATCTCATTAAAGCTAGTGAAACAGTATCCACATAGTCATCATGCTCTCCCGCTGGAAAGGAGGCAACTTCGTCCACAACTTCTTCTGCCCAGTTTGTATTTGGCGCCCAAACCCGTCCAGATGCAAATAAATCCGCAATTGCGTGTAACCGAGTGATTTTATCGTTACCTTTAGTGGGAGTAAACTCTTGAACAGGGATTCCCATCGCCCGCATCTCATATATTAGTGGCGCGCCTGATGCTTTCTTCTCAATAATGACGGAATCCGGTTCCCATTCTTTATATTCCTCAATGGCTATCTTCTTTAACATAGGAAACTCAACGCGATCCCGGAAGGCATTTAACAATATAATATTAGCCTGATCTTTTCCCGTATCGTCTGGATGATAGAACACACCCCAAGTCGTGCATGCCGAATAGTCAGCCCGGCTAGTCTTTTCGTAAGCAGTATCCCAAGCCATTAACGTAAAATCACAGTAAGGAGGGCTGTCGTTCTCCCATACTCTCCACCATTCCCGCTTAACTATAGCTGAAGCTTCTGAAGTCGGGTTCTGTTGGTATTGGGCTTGCCACTTTGAATTGGGTAACTCTGTTCTTAGAGCTTCTAGTTCTTTCAAAGACCAGAATTCTGGCCATAAAGGTTTTCCACTGTCTAAAATAGCAGGAAATTCCACAACTTCCCACTCTTCCCCACCTCGTTGGGCTTCTGCTTTAATGACCTGACCTGTTAAGTCACGTTTCCCCCACCGAGTCATAACAATAACAATAGCCCCACCTGGCTGAAGACGCTGTCTAGGGCCGGATGTGAACCATTCATACACCTGATCGTAGATAGCAGGGTTGTATTCGGCTAGTTTTGCCTCTTGTTCTGAGTGAGGATCATCAATTATAAGCAGATCAGCACCCTTACCAGTTACCGTTCCACCCACGCCGATAGCAAAATACTCGCCATCAAAATTAGTAGACCATCGTCCAGCTGCTTTAGAGTCATGCCGTAGAGAAACATTAGGGAAAATATCACCATACACTTCACCGTCCACCAGGTTACGCACTTTACGACCAAAACCTACAGCTAGTTC